GATGCACGTATTACCGTTGTTACTGGTACTCCGGCGGCGTCGCCCGCAGACCCTTCGTTAGCTTCGTTTCCTAACGCGCTCGTTCTTGCACGTATCACGGTTGCCGCAGGCGATACCGCTATAAATACGGCAGACATTACGGACCTTCGAACGGTCGCTAATCAGATCGGCAAGATTCCTACGTATAACACGTCGGCGCTTGCTACTGTCGCGAATCCGTCACCGGTTGACGGTCAGGCGTACTACCTGAATCTGAACACGGTAGACGAAGGCCCATATTGGTTTAACGGCTCGCAATACCGCCGCCCGTGGAATATGCCATGGGGCTACGTGGGCGAATCTGTTGTCACAGCCGCCAACGTTCCCGGCACCGCCGGAACATGGACAAACGCAACAACGTTGGGTTTCACGGTTCCCGCTAACCGACGTATTCGCGTTGAAGGAAACCTAACGATATTCAATAACGGCGCTTCCGCTAGTGAATTTAACGTAGGCGTAGGCCCGACATTAGGGACCCCGGTTAAACAAATGGGCGTTTATCTGCCTATCGGTTACAGAGCTTCGGTTAGCGTTTACCATAACTACACAAGCTCCGCGTCGGCGGTAACGGAACGTTTACAGTTTGTCGGCGTATCGTCTGCCGCGCTTGTTCTAATTGGCGCAACGCTTACCGTTACCGACGTCGGTCCGGCCGGAGCACCGGCATAATACGTGGCCGTTTATCGTTGCATAGCCGCGGACCTTCGAACCGGTACGCGCATAACCGAGTTACCGCTAGCCGGTCTCAGTTTCGGCGCACGCCTAAACGACGTAGGGCAAGCGTCCGGCAAGCTTCCGCTTCCGGCACCTAATAGCGCAACTAACCGCGCGCTAGCGACACTCCTAAACGATGCGGTAGACGAAGCCCGGCGTATGCTCATTATCGAGCGCGACGGCGTTATCGTATGGTGCGGCATTATTTGGGTAGCGGCCTACAACGATAGCGACCAGTCCCGCGATATACGCGCATCCGATGACGGTTCGTACTGGCGGAAACGGATCGTAAACTACGACCAAACGTTTACCGCATCTACCGCGACAACGATCGCGCAGACCGTCATAACGACGGCGCAAGCTGCGCAAGGCGGAAACGTAAACGTAACGGTAGTACGCGAAATAGACGCAGCGTTTACAGAACCGCCGGTAACGTTAACGCTAGACCGCTACGAACTACAGACCGTAGGCGACGTAATCGAGGAACTAGCGAAAGCCGACGCCGGGTTTGAATACGACTATTCGTACGCGTGGAATAGCGGCGGCACCGTAGACAAAACGTTAACAATGTCGTACCCGCGCCGCGGTCGTAACTTCTCCCGTTCCGGTCACGTATTCGAAGTAGGCCGCAACGTAACCGAATTTACGTGGCCGTCTGATGGTACCCGCGTAGCAAATAAAGTATGGGCGACCGGCAACGGCGAAGGCGACGCGATGCTTATTAGCTCCGCCGCTGATACGTTCCAAATTCTGCCCGGCAGCTCAGGCGGTCCCGGCTACCCGCTGCTAGAGGAAGTGACAGCTTCTAAACGTACGCGCGGTACTGACGGGCAGACGCAACTAGACGCGCTTACCGCCGGACGTATCACGGCAGTAGCTACGCCGGTCGTGCTACCGGAGATTACGGTACGCGCAGACCTAGACCCGGTTTTCGGTTCGTACATTACGGGCGACGCGTGCCGTCTGATTATCCCGCCGAACCTTTCGCCACGTTTCCCGGATGGTCTCGACCAGTACCGTAGAATTGTCGGGTGGAATGTTCGCGTAGACGACGAAGGAACCGAAGCGGTTTCGTTAATCTTGGGAGAGGAACCTAACTAATGCCGGACATTCCGCTACCCGAAGATTTGTCTACCTACATTCGTAGTATGGAATCGCGTATACGTGCGCTCGAAACCGCACCGCGCGCGGAAGACACTACGCAACCGTGGCAGTTTTCTTCAACCGTCGCGACGTTTAGTACGTCTTCTACTGTAGACGTTGACGCGTCGCCGCCGGGGCCGACGGTAACTATTAACGTTACGCAAACTGGCCGGGTATTGGTTTCCGCTGGCGCGTATATCGGGTTAGACGCAACGGGTCAGACGGCGACTATTGGTTTATATATCGACGGCATTTTATCTTCGTCTATTGCCGGGCTTTCTAATCAGTCTTCGCAAATTGCGGCGAACGTTTTTAGCTCGCGAGTCTTTACGGGTTTAACGGCGGGTCCGCATACCTTTCTTCTTAAGTATCGCTCGACCGGCGGGAATGTAAACTTTTCGAGTCGCTCACTAATCGTTCAAACGTTCTAGGAACCTATGACCTACTACCTGCTAGAAAACCCGCCTAAGTCGCGGCAGTTTTATACGTCGCGCAACGCTAGCCCGACGTGGGCGGTAGGGGTTCACACTTCCGAAGGCGCAACGGGTCCGGGTAGCGCACGTGCGTTAGCGGCTTTTATTGCGCGCCGTACCGATCCGGGATCGTATGCCGCGATAGTTGATAGCGACGAAACCGTTTACCTTGTGCCGCCGGATTATACGACGTTCAGCGTAGCTAGTGCCGGATACAATTCGCGTACGTGGCATATCTGTTTAGCGGGCCGCTCGGCGGACCTTTCCCCTAACGACCCGAATACGCAAGCAATGATTACGCGCGCCGGTTCAGCTATCCGCGAACTATGGCAGTCGCTAGGCATTGACGTAAACGAGGCGGCGCAATGGGTAGGGACCGACGCACTTAACCGCGTCGGTCTGTTCTGCCACGGCACCGTTCAGCCGGCGGACCGTTCCGACGCGTGGAGCCGACACCCGGACCGCGCGACGTTTGACCAGCAACTTATAAACGCAATCCGAACGGCGACGCCGACACCCGGACCGATTTCTACGAAAGCTAACGATATGTTCCATATGGTTAATACAGACAAGCGCGACGAATTTATAGCGCTCACCGACGGCGGACAGGTCGTATCGTGCTGGTCAGGTACACCCGGCGGTCCTATTGGCCCGTGGATGGAACTAAAGCCCGGTATCGCAGGTTCGAACCTTGTCGCAGAGTACGCCGCAGACGGTCGCCTTTGTGTCACGCTCGCCGCTATGGGTGAGCTTTGGGGATCATGGCAGGCGGCACCGTCCGCGGGTCCGTGGTGCGACTGGTTCCGCGTAAACGATCTCCGCGCACTAGTCGCGTAGTGCCATGCTCGCGCAAGCTTCGACAACGATAGTAGACGGTCCGGGTTTCGGCGTTGCCGAATGGCTCGGAATCGCAACGGTATTTACCGTCGCGGTCGGCGCGATCGTCGGCGCGATCGTCCAACTAGTACGGCTACGCCGTGAGAACACGACGCAACACGCCGAAGGGCGCGCGCTCGTAACCGACGTACGCGACCGACTCTTAGACCTTCACAATTCGGTAAACAAAATAGACGACAAAGTAGACGCACGTTTCGACGCAGTTACCGACGAGCTACATAGGCACGAGAATATCCATCACCGCGGCCGCCGTAAATGGTGAACCCGCCGAAAGGGGACGGTATGAGCTTTGCAGACGAAGTAAAGAAAGAGAACCGCGGAACCGGGCAACGCTGCCGGACGTGCGTACTTCTCGAACAGTTAGACCCTAACGAAGCCGCAGAAATCGCTACCGTACTCGCAGATAAAGCAATACCTACGGAACCGATCGTACGCGCAATGAATAACCGCGGGCTAGATATCTCCGGCAACGCAGTTAGAAAGCACCGGTTACGTTGTGGCGTTTAGGGACGAACTAGACGAAGAAGAAGTAGCACTAGACGTAGACGCGATCGCACGACGCAACGCGAAACTACGCCGCGACAATTCAACGCTACGCCGTCAGTTAGACCAGTCCGAAGCGAAGACGGAAGAACTAACGCGGCTACTAGATTTTCACGATGCAATAACCGCAGCGGACACCCGGCCGCCTAAATGGCTTGCACCTAAGAAACCGCGTAGCGGTCATCACGCGACACTAGTCGCGGTGCTTTCCGACACTCATTTCGATGAGGTAGTAAACCCGCACGAAGTCGGCGGACTGAACGCCTATAACCGGGTCATAGCTACGCAACGGCTCGAACGTTGGTCGGAAGGCGTCATAAAACTAGCTAGGCATTACCTAACCGGCGTCACTTATGACGGTGCGGTAGTGATGCTCGGCGGGGATATGTTTACCGGCAACCTTCACGACCTAGCGGAAACAAACGAAGATACTATTTTCGGTTCTCTGCTCTACTGGTCTGAGCAGTTAGCCGCGGCTCTGCAATTAATCGCGGACGAATTCGGCCGACTGCACGTACCCGTAGTGGTAGGTAATCACGGTCGTTTAACGCGCAAGCCGCGAACGAAGCAACGCGCCCGCGATAATCTCGATTATCTGTTAGGGCATATGCTCGCCCGGCAGTTACGCAGCGACTCTATAACGTTTGATATTCCTGACGGAACGGACGCGTGGGTACCGGTTTACGGGGTTACGCATCTGCTGACGCATGGCGACCAGACTACGGGCGGCGGCGGTATCGGCGGTATCTGGTCTCCGATTATGCGAATGGCGGCGCGTAAGGCGCAACGTTACGCGGCCGAAGGGCGCACCTTTGACACTATGGTTATGGGTCATTGGCATCAGTTAATTTCAGCACCTGAACAGGGTTTGATTGTGAACGGTTCGCTTAAAGGCTACGACGAATACGCAGCGGTTTCTAACTTCCGACCGGAGCAAGCGCAGCAAGCTTTATGGTTAGTTACACCGGAGCGCGGTATAACACTTTCCGCGCCGGTCATGGTCGCGGACCGTAAAAAAGAAGGATGGTAAGCAATGGGTACGCAGGAACCCGAAACGATTAAGTGGGACTCGATTACCGCCGATGCGCATAAGCTCGTTTACGGCGACCGGCAGTACGTGTATTCGCACCCGGCCGTAGATTACGGTCGTACCGTAGATATCTTCCGCGCTATCACTGGTATTGAAATGACACCCGAAGAAGGCGCGCTTTTTATGGCGGCGGTTAAGTTGTCGCGCATCGCCTACGGACTAGAACAAATGCACCCGGCCGAACTAGTGCGGGACTCAATCGTAGACCTAGCCGGTTACGCCGAAGTGCTATGGGGAATTATGATTTACGAACCCGAAGACGATACAGAACCCGACGACGACTACGACGAATGACCGAAGATACGTGGCCGTGGCTACTGTTCGCTTTCGAGCTGGTCGGCTTATTCGCTATGTCGCAGCTCGTCGGGAAACGTAAACGCTGGTACGGGTGGCTTATCGTGGCGGCGTGTATGTCGCTACCGTGGCTTACCTACTCGCTCACTACCGGACCGCGTTACGGTTTCGTAGCGTTGTCGCTTCTATGGCTTTCCGTACACCTAACGAACGCCTACCGATGGAGATTAGACAATGGCAGTAATAACGTTTCCGCATCCTGAATGGGACCTAGACGACGATCTCGACGACGACGAACGCGAATACGAAGACGAACCCGCAGTACCCTTAACTACACCCGGAGAAAACTAATGTTCAATATTCAATGGCTACGCGACGCTACCGAACGCGCGCTTAAATCCGCTGCGCAGGCGATCGTACTCGCGTTAGGCGCGTCGCAAGGCTTTGACCTGTTCTCTGCTGACTGGCAGAACGTCGCCGGTATCGCGGCGGGTGCTGCGGTTCTGTCTGTTCTTACGTCGGTTATCTCCGCGCCGCTCGGCGCTAAAGGTTCCGCTTCGCTTCTGTCGGGTAAGTAATGGCTACCCCGGCTTACTATCCTATTTCGATTCGTATTGGCGATACGGAAACGGTAACCGTTACTTTGCAGGAATCTAACGGCACGCCGGTAGATATCACCGGGCGTACATATGCCGCGCAGATTCGAGCTACCGCCGATGCCGCTTCCACTATTGCTACGTTTACTTGCGCGATTACGAACGCCGCTGCCGGGCAATTCGCTTGCACGCTTTCCGCGACTACGACCGGTGCGCTCAGTATCGGAACTGGCGTATGGGATTTACAGGAAACCAGCGGCGGCGGCACCGTTAAAACTACGATCCTCGCGGGACCGGTTCGTATTGACTACGACGTTACGCGATGAGTAGCAACGTGACGGTTCGGGTTACGGATGTAGTCGTACGGTCGGCGTCTTCGGATGTTGTCGTACGGTCTGCCGGTCCCGTTATCGTCGCTGCGGGCGGTTCCGGTCCTACGGGCCCGGCTGGCGCAACGTGGCAAGGTTATTACGGATCGTTCAGCGACTCGACGACGCAAACGATCACCGCAAATACGGCTACGCCTATCCGGTTTAATACGACCGAAGAAAGCAACGGCGTAACAGTAGGGTCGCCTACGTCGCGGCTCGTGATCGCTAACGCCGGTACCTATAACGTTCAATTCTCCGCGCAACTAGATAAAACCGACGGCGGCCAAGACGACGCGACTATTTGGTTACGTGTAAACGGTACCGACGTTGCCCGTACCGCTACGGATGTAACCCTAGAGCAGTCCGCTAGGCGCATCGTTGCGGCGTGGAATTTCGTTTATACGTTTACCGCTGGTCAGTATGTAGAGCTTGTATGGTCGTCTCCCGATTCGAGTATGAGGCTACTGGCGGCGGGTACCCGGACGGGTCCGGTTCGCCCGGCGGTGCCGTCGGTTATTTGTACGGTTACGCGGGTGGCGTAGGTCTCCGGCTCAGCGACGGCGCGTATTCCTGCACGCGCCGAATAGACGGTATGCACCGTAATGGAGCATCCGCTAACTAATACCATTAGAGCCGGTCGCGAATGGCCCGGTTACCTTCACGGGTAGCCGGGCCATTTTGCGTTTTCCGGTGCATTTCCCCACGTCAGAGGCTCGAAAAATAAAGGCTTGACAGACCGTGACGGTTTGTAGTTGAATATCTCTATCGGGACGACAAGCGTTCCGCAGCTCCGAAGGGGAGAAAATGCGTTACTTAGTTACCACCACTTATGCAGATGGCAAAATTTCCGAAGGCGTGACCTATGAGCGCAACGCGGCCGAATATTTCGCGGCGCAATGCCGCGTTACCGTTCGCGACGGCGTTCCGGCGGTTGAAGTTACTGTTACTGCCGAAGAATTTCGTTTCCCGTGGGCGGTGTCAGCATGAATACCAAGTTTGAGGTAGGACAGGAATTAGCGGTTCGGTCGCTCGGCGATTGGGATTGCGTCTATCGCTTTACGGTCGTTTCACGTACCGCGAAATTTGTAACGCTGAACTATTACGGCGAGCCGAAGCGCGTAGGTATTAAGACAGACGGCGAAGGCGAATACTGTTACCCGTTGGGTAGCTATTCAATGGCTCCGCGGTTGCGTTGCAGCGCAACGGTTCAGGCGGTGACGGCATGACCGCACCGCTGGAATTTACCGAAGGGGATCGGCGGCTATTAGTCGCCGCTCTCCTGCAATACCGTTCGCACCTACTCGGCTACGTACATTCTTTAGCGGTCGAGAATAACGACCAGTACGCCGCAGACGCCGCCGTAATACGAGACCTACACGCCGAAATCCTTACCGACTACATCCGTACTACAGGCGGTGCGGTCCTAACCGATGGCGAAGAATGATGCACAACGCGCCCGCGAATATCGAGACCGCAAACGCGGCCGACCACCTAGAGAACTACAGCCTTGCGGCACCTATGCCGCAGCGGTCCGGCACCGCCGTAAAGGCGAACCGGTCTGCGATCTATGTCGTACCGTCTTGGCTGAACGTTCTAGAACGTATTACCGCGCCACTACTGGCCGTGACGAAATGTAACTATTCGCGCGAGTGTCACACGGACGCGACAAACTATCTAACACAACGCAAGGGGACCGAATGACCATCTACGAAGCACCTACATTATTTCCGGCATGGCAAACGACGACCGGCAAATTTGAGACCATAGACGAAAAGTTTCGCGCCTTTCACGACGCAAACCCGTGGGTAGCCGATGAGCTTGAAAAGCTCGCTGACGTGGAATACCGACACGGAGACGGTCGCATAGGGATTAAATATCTAATAGAGGTGCTGCGATGGAACTACCGACGTGCCACGACCGGGCAGCCGTTCAGAATCGACAACGATTTTACGTCTCGCTACGCCCGGCTACTGGTCGATCGTCGCCCGGAATTTTCCGACCTATTCGAAACGCGTACACTAAGGAGAGAGTAGGTAGGCCGCGTAGTATTGCGGTAGTCGTATCGGTGGTCGCTCTATAAATAGCGGCGAGTCGCGTAACTTAGGAAGGCGCGCGACTCCGGGTACCCGCCACCCGTCACCGGTACGGCTATCGGAATACTACGGGCCATAGCCGCACCATATGAGTACCGGTTTCGTCTTATCGGACGGCGAGTAGTAGACCATTAACCAAACAGATAGGGGAAAGAATGTACGTAATCGAAAACGAAGCGCAGTTTATTTACGCTTCCGTAACTAAGACCGGGCGACCGCTTGTAAATTTTAAGGGTCTCCTATTCTCCGGCGACGATCCCGCCGCGCTTCTCGACCAGCTCACAAAGGCGACCGCAGCGCTACGCAAAGCACTAGACGAATACAACGCGACGCAGCTCGCCGGGACTGAACTAAAAGCCCGCGACCCTTTCGAACGTCTCAACACTTCGACGCGTTCGGTAGATATTGAAGACGTAAACGTAGGCGACCAAATCCGGGTCGGCGGATGGTGGCATCGGGTCGAGGAAATTAAAGAACGTCGCCACGGCGTAACCGTTAAGACAACGCGTAACGAATGGTTCGCGTTTGACCACGGCGACCGGGTAACGATCGCGACGGGCGGCGACAATGAATAGCGCAGCTAAGTACGGTGCCGCTCTCGCGTTTATCGGTTTCGCATTGTTTACGCTGAACTGGTTTATAGAAACGTCTATAGCTGCCGGGACGATCGTTTACGCGTTGCTGACCTTGGTTTCGGCTACGGCCGGTATCGGTCTGTTACTGGTGCATCACCGCGCGGAAACGAAACGCGAACAGGCACGCGAACAGCGTTACCGGGCGTCAGAGGATCGCGCCCGGATGATGGAAGAAACGTATAACTGGCAGCGGGAGCGTACGCAATGGAATTAGAAGACGATCAAACTACCCGACCTTGCCGATGCGGTGAATATCAGCTACCGGTAAGCGTGGAAAGTGCCGAACGGGTGGACGCCGGGAAAACCGATTTACTATGTAGTCCTAACTGTTGGGGCATCTACTTGGCTCGACGTGGTAACAACGATAAGGGGAACGAATGACTACGCTTAGTGTTGTGCAGGCTCTCGCGGCCGCATCCGAAGACGTACGTAGCGTACGCAAGGACAGTAAGAACGAAGCGCAGCGGTTTAACTTCCGCGGTATCGATGCGGTTATGAACGCGTGCGGTCCGGCGTTCCGTAAACACGGGATTATCTGTATTCCGCAAACCGAAGACGTTCAATTCGAGCCGATGCAGCTTGCGAGCGGTAAGACGGCTACACGCGTGGTCGTGAAAATCCGGTACGTATTTTACGGTCCCGGCGGCGACTCATTAGAAGCGGTCGTATACGGCGAGTCTTTCGACATGGGCGACAAAGCACTAGCAAAGGCGTATAGCGTCGCCTATCGGACGTGCCTACTACAGACCCTCACCATTCCGACCGACGACCCGGACCCGGACGCGGAAGTATTCGAAGCGGCACCGAAACCGAAACGACAGGCCGCAGCGAAACCATCCGGCGAACCCGTCGCCACGCGCGCAACCGTGGACGAACTACATACCCGGTTAGCGTCACTACCCGCCGACATTCTCGACCAGTACGGGCAATGGCGCGCGACTACTAATATTCCGAAGCTCTCCGAATCTTTGACGGTTAAGCAAGCCGAAGCGGTCGTTACATGGCTAAACGCAAACGCTTAACGGTTTCGCAATGGGAAGCGCATAACCGGCAGCTTGTCCGGTTACCGGACGGCCGTCTAGGTCGTATGCAGCATGTAACGCCGGAGTCGCTTATTGCTACGGTCGTGGTCGGCGGTCGGCGTATTCGTCTACCGTATTTTGATCTAGAACTAATTGAGGCGGGTGAATATGAAACGTTCGGGACCGTTACGCAGGAACAAACCGCTAGCGAAAATGTCTAAGAAACGACGTAGCGAATATGCGCAGCGTATGAATCTACGCCGGGACGTATTCGAGAAAGCCGACTACCGTTGCGAAGCCGCCGCGATAGTTCCGCAGGTCGTTTGCTTTGGCGGTCTCGACGCGCATGAGATTACGCCACGCGCAACGCATCCGGGCGCGCACCTAGACCCGACGGTTATTATTGCTATCTGCCGTGGGCATCATACGTGGACGCATGAGAACCCGGCCGACGCATACGCGTACGGTTTACTAGTACGAAGGGTAGACAATGGATAGAGAACCGGTATGGCCGATGGTCGCGGTCTGCGCGATCGTATGGGTAGTTATGTTTTTTGTTTATTTAATCGCGGCGGGTGCGTTGTGATCGTTGACCTATTCGCGGGTCCGGGCGGCTGGTCTGAGGGTTTACGTATGCTTTCGCCGGAGCTGCACGCTACGGAGATCGGTTTAGAGTGGGACGCTGCCGCGTGCGAGACTCGCGCCGCTGCCGGTCACGCGACTATAAGAACCGATATAGCCGCTTATCCTCTTGAGCAGTTTGGCGATCGGGTTACGGGTTTAATCGCGTCGCCGCCTTGCCAAGACTTTTCGTTAGCCGGTAAACGTGCCGGTATTGAAGGGGAACGCGGGCAGCTTATTCGCGAGGTGCTGCGCTGGTCTGAGGGATTACGGCCGGAGTGGATAGCATGCGAACAGGTACCGCCCGCGTTACCGGTATGGCGTGACTACGAAACGGAACTACGTAAGCTTGGCTATAGCACTTGGTCGGGCGTTTTAAACGCTGCGGACTATGGAGTACCGCAAACTAGGCGACGCGCTATTTTAGTGGCTTCTCGTATGGGGCCGATCGGACCGCCGAACCCGACGCACGACCGACACCCGGAACCGTCGCTTTTTGGTGATGCGTTACGACCGTGGGTATCTATGGCTGACGCGCTCGGATGGGGTCGACCTAAACCGGCGTGGACCTTAACGGCTAGGGCTTCTCCTCTTATGCATGGCGGTTCGGGTGCGTACGAAACTATCAAACGAGAAATAGAGCGTGGCGAATGGTCGGTTAATACGGGTCGTGGATGGGTGAAGGGCGGTACGCGTGAGGACGCGCAAACCGTACCGGCATCGGCACCGGCACCGGCACCGGCACTAACAGGTCAGACGGAAGCGTGGTGGTTTACCCGTCCCGCTACGACCCTTGTCGGTTCTTTTTGTCCCGATATCGTCGCCGGACCCGGCGTTGACCTCACTCGACCACGACAGGACCGCGCCGGGTCCGTCCGTATTAGCATAAACGACGCGCTTGTTTTGCAATCGTTCCCGGCGGATTATCCGTTACAAGGTTCTAAAAGTAAACAGTTTCAGCAAGTAGGGAACGCGGTACCGCCGCGACTCGCCGCGCATATCCTTGCGCGCGTTACTGGTAAGGCGTTTAACCCGTGACCGGTGCGGCTTCTCGGCGGCGTGGTGCCGATGCTGAACGCAAGGTAGTTAACTGGTTACGCGACAACGGCTACCCGGACGCTCGCCGCTATTTAGCGGGCGACGGACGGCAACCGGGCGACATTGACGCCATACCGGGCGTAGTGATTGAAGTTAAAGACGTAGCCGCGTCGGCGTGGCCGTCATGGTGCAGGCAAGCGGAAACGCAAGCGGGACCGGACCGACTGCCGATCGTGGTCCGGCGGACCCGTGGCGTACCGGACGTGGCGCAATGGTCTGCCCGATGGCTACCGGATCACGGTACGGAATGGTTTAGTGGTACGTTCGGCGACGTTATCGCCGACATACGAAAGGGGAAACTATGAGTAACACCCGCCTAGCGTGGTTCCGGGCGCGACACCGCAAGCAAGGCGTAACCGACTGGATGACCGACGCGCTATGCCGAATTGAGAAGGTACCGACCGAAACGTTTTATTCGGCTACGTCTCAGGCGCGCGAGGTATGCGACCGCTGCCCGGTCGCGTATGACTGCCGTAAACACGCTTTCGAGACGGAAGAAAAGTACGGCATATGGGGCGGCGTGAGCTTTGCGGACTGGTATCACCCGCAGCACACCGACCGTTTCGAGGGTTTAAACGATCCGCGGATACGTGAGGCATACCGCCGGGTATGGTCCCGATCTAGCGAAGGGTCCGAAACCCGTAAACACTTACGTAAACTTTCCGACCCGGAACTAGAGCTACTCGCCGCGCAAGAGGATTTTATTTAATGCGACCCGAACCGGTTACCGAATGGCATTGCCCTAAATGCGATACCGATTATGTTTCTCCGCTGCCCGTTACGGCGGTGCGGTGCGGATGCTCGAAACGTGCTAACCGTGATTACTGGATGAAACCGAAAGAGGCTACGAAATGAAAAAGAAACTTACGTTAACGGTGCTTTTGTTGTTGCTGACTGGTTGCGGTGTCGCGCAAGCCGACGCACCGGGAGTATCGCCTACGAATCAAATGCAAGGCGCATCGCTACCGGAAACGACGACGACGCTACCGGACCTTTCGTTTTTGAATACGACGACAACGCAACCGAAACCGCGACCGGCACCGCAACCGGTAACAATTCAACCGCAAACCAGCGAACCAACCGAAGCGCAATGGGACGCGCTCGCGTTCTGCGAGTCGAGTAACCGGCACGACTACCCGCCGGTAAGCGGCGGCTACTCCGGGCTACTGATGTTTCATTACGCTACGTGGAACGGGTACGGCGGACAAGAGTACGCGCCGCAAGCGTGGCAAGCTTCACGAGCGCAGCAAATCGAAATAGCGTTACGTTTATGGCGCGCGCGCGGCTGGCAACCGTGGCCGGGTTGTAGGGCGAAGCTCGGCTTTAACTAACTAACTAGCAAGGGGAAACAATGCAGCACTACACCGGGTTCAGCGTCGCAAAAATCGCGGCGCGTCTTATGAGACTCAGCGAAGAAACTACCGACATATTCGACGGCGTATATCTACTAGAGGCAGCTCGCCTACTGGTAGAGCAGTACGACGCACTAGCCGAAGGGGCCAGTTATGGAAAGTGAGGTATGGGCGTTATCGCCTATCTCGGATTGCTTTATAGACGCACCGTGTACGCAGAATACCGGCGCTATATGGTGGTGCGGCGGTTGTATGGGTAACGGGCGGCGGGTAGTTACGTCTCACGTTATTGAAGTAATGGTTCTTATTGGTCACGACGGCCGACCTATGGCATATGAAACCCGCGAGGACGGCGAACAATGACGCGCGACGAACTAACCCGGCTACGTAACGTATCCGTAGCACCTAACGCAATCGACCCTATATGGCTTAGGCAAGCGGTACGCGAGATAGACGAACTACGCGCAGCGCTAGACGGCGTATGTCGTCTCTATGAGCAGTCGCAGAAGATCGTAAACGAACGCGGCGCGGAGCTTTCACGTATGCGCGCCGAAGCTAGAGAGCGTGCCTAATGTGGGCCAAAGTAGACGACGGGTTCTGGTGCCACCCGAAAGTAATCGGGCTACCCCTAGCCGCATCGGGTTTATGGGTGCGCGCGTTGTCGTGGTCGTGCGCTCAGCGACTCGACCTAGTGCCGGAAACGTTCGTACGCATGGTCGGCGGCACAACCGAAGACGCTGCCGCATTAGTGGACGCCGGGTTATGGATCGCAACCGACGACGGCTACCGAATCCATAACTGGACCGAATACCAAACGCTCACGGTATCGGAACGCAGAGCCGAAGCCGGGCGTAAAGGCGGCATAGTTTCCGGTCAGAAACGAAGCAAAGCCGAAGCAAAGCCGAAGCAAACCGCAAGCAAAAACGTTTTGCTAGCGAAGCAAAGCTACGAAGCAGGTACCCATCCCGACCCGACCCGACCCGGAAAACCATCTTCGGAACCGTCCGCAACCGAAACCGTTACCGCGGCAATCGAAGAGGCAGTACGTCAGCGGCAAGCAACTACGACCGGGATACGAAACCCGGAAGCATGGCGACGCACCGTACGCGAACAAATGACCAGCGACGAAGACGCCATAGCGAAAGCAACGCGACTCTTAGAGCAATACCCGACGGCGAACACTTCCCAAATCGCCGCGGCGCTTAACGGCTCTACCGTCGCCCTAAGACTACTTAAGCGGGAAAGCCAACCGAACGAACCCGCAACGCCTTAGAACGCTTAACTAACGAACCTACGCCACTACAGACGACCGGAGACCCTAAGCAATGGCAATACCGCGCGACACCTACGAAACCGCGACCACGGCGCTAACGATCCTGCGCTTAATTCAAACACGCGACGAATACGGCGGGACCGTTCTCGACCGCATACGCGACGCCCGCAACGGCCAACCGTCCGCGATCCGATACGACTCCGACAAAATCACCGCAACCGGAACCAGCGACCCCACCGCCGCCGCCGCGCTCAGACCCGACAACGCCGCTAGAGACCAGCACGACCTAGAACAGAACCTAGCTAAAGCCCGACAACACTTAGACCGCGCCCTAGCCATTGTGAACACTTACACGCCGCGACCACCTAACGCGCTAGAACGTCAGCGCATGGCCGACGCTAACGAACCGCATTGCGAAAGCTGCTCACGAATCGAAGTAGCAAACGGAATCCCACGGTGGGAACCGCCACTAACGCAAGAGCGCAGCACCGTAGGCGACCGCCTACCCGAACCGCTATGGCTCTGCCGATGGTGCTACGACCACGTAGCACAAACCGGAACGAAACCGAACACCGACGAACTAGACCAGCATCACAGCGGCGCGCGCGTCCGATGCCCGCACCCGCGAACCGAACCGATGTTTCCCGAATGAATCGCCTACCCTCTCGACCCCTATACGACGCCGCCGCATACGTAGCCGGTAAACCCCTACACGGACCCGACTGCCGTTACTGCCACGACATAGCAAACGAACGAAGCGCGTGCGTAAAGCAAGAAGAACTAGCGCAGCTACTCGGCGTCACCCGGCGCACTATCCAACGCTGGACAAAGCCCGGTGTCCCGCTGCATTACGCAGACCAGTTAGCTACCCGGCTCGGCTATAACCCCATAGCCGTATGGGGCTTATGGTGGGACGACCCCGAATACCTTAGCCTTGTGGATAACTAACGATTACGCTACGGCGATAATGCAAGAACTAGGTAACGCTTAAACAAATGCGTCGCCCGTGTATCGACTGCGGAACCCCCACCCCTGCCGACCGATGTAACCCCTGCCGACTGGTACGGAACCGCAGACGAATACGCGCAAGCTCAACCGCACGCGGCTACGACCTACAACACAAGCAAGCTAGAGCCGACCTACTAACGCAATTACCTACCCTATGCGGGTACGGGTGCGGCACCCTACTGGTCACGGCTAGCGATATGGTTGCAGCTCACGTAATAGACGGCGACCCGTCCGCCGGGTGGTTACCCTCTTGCCGATCATGTAACGAACGTGCGAAGCGCAGACGCGTTAGAGGTTGACCGCTAGACATATGCGGTACGAATCGCTAACGAAATCGCGCGCAAATCCGAACGGACTCGACCGCACCCGCGCCGGTACCCCCCCCGGACCCCCATTTTTTCACAACACGCGAGCGGCCAAGACCCACGCCCTACCCAATTTTGTGCATTGTCATAATTCCCGAACCGGTTCGGACTTCCGGCGGGTAGGGCTTTTTTACTTTCTACAAAGGGGAACCGATGGCACCTAGAGGCAGACCGCCTACGCCGACCGAAGTAAAGAAACGCCGCGGGACTGCTCGCGGCGACCGGGTACCGAATTTGTCTAACCTCGCCGCGGTTCCCGCCATCATGCCGGAACCAGTAGAACTAGACCCGGTTAGCGCGTTGGATTACGTGCTAACGGCCGGACAAATTTGGCTAGCCCAAACCGATACCCTCGCGCTAGCAATGCTGCGCGAGGCAATCGAGGAACGCGCAAGCTTGCGCACCGTTGTAATGGCTACGCAATCCGCCGAAGCTCGTAAGGCTTTACGCGATCTTGAGAAGCAAATACTTTCGCAAATGTCTGCGCTCGGTTTTGATCCGTCGGGCCGTTCGCGTCTTGGACTGGCCGAAGTGAAATCGGCTACGAAACTAGAACAGTTACGCCGGGCGCGTGGCGAAGGTTAGCGGCTGGCCGTCGCGATGGCTTTCGTTTAACGCAACCGCTAAGACGAAAACGCGCGGTAGTGAGGCTTCCGAATTTATTAACAGTTACGCCCGTGTAGTTAAAGCGTCTGTCGGCGGTTCCGCTGGCGACCTTATTCGCCTACGGCCGTGGCAGCTAAAGCTACTAGACAGTTTGCTAGCGGAGACTCCCGACGGAAAACTTAAGCACCGGTCCGCGCTTGTCGGCTTACCACGTAAGCAGGGCAAGAGCGCGTTAGGTGCCGGGCTTGCGTTGTGGTCGCTTTATTGCGGCGACGCGGGCGGTGAGGTTTATTCTTGCGCTGGTACCCGTGAGCAGGCTCGTATTGTTTTCGGTTCGGCTAAGCGCATGGTTGAGTTAGACCCGGAGCTTTCGAGTATCTCTAAAGTTTACCGGGACGCTATCGAGGTTCCCGAAACCGGTTCGGTTTATCGGGTACTAAGCCGCGAAGCTGGCGCTTCCGAGGGTCTCTCTCCGACGATGGTCGTTTTCGATGAGGTACACGTTCAGCCGGACCGCGAGCTATGGGATGTTATGGCGCTCGGCGCTGGCGCTCGGCACGAACCTTTAATGTTGGGTATCACTACTGCCGGTTCACGTACCGACAACTACGGCCGCGATTCTTTCTGCTACTCGCTTTACCAGCATGGCAAACAAGTAGCCGCTAAAGAGATAGACGACCCTACGTTTTTCTTTGCATGGTGGGAACCTAAAGCCGGTTCAGACTCCGACCATACCGACCCGAAAGTTTGGGCCGAAGCTAACCCCGGCATAGGCGATCTAAACAGTTACGAAGATTTCCGGTCTACGCTTGTGCGTACTCCTGAATCCGAATTTCGTACGAAACGAACGAACGTATGGGTAGTGGGTTCTTCTGCTGCGCTGCCGCATGGCGCGTGGGGAAAGCTTGCCGACCCGGACCGTATACCGGACCCGTCTATACCCGTTGTGCTTATGGCCGATGGATCGTGGAGCGGTGATAGTACCGGCGTAGTAGTGGTAACGGTTGAGGAACGGCCGCATATGTACGTTCTCGATTTATGGGAAAAGCCCGGCGACTCTAACGAATGGCGCGTACCGATTAGCGAAGTAGAAACCGCTATACGTAACGCAGCTCGTTCTATGCAGGTTGCCGAAATCGGGATGGACCCGTACCGCTGGCAACGATCTATGCAAGCATTAGAAGACGAAGGTCTACCGATGCTCGAATACCCTATGGGTTCTGTTCAGCGCATGGTGACCGCGTGGAAACTTTTTTACGATGCGGTCCTAGATAAAACGTTTACTCATAGCGGCGACCCGCGACTAGCACGCCATGTAGAAAATATGGTTCTAAAGATTGACGCTCGCGGCGCGCGCCCTACAAAAGAAAACAAACAAAGCACCCGCCATATCGACTTAGGCGTTTGCGCGGTTGCAGGTTTAGAGCGCGCCGTATGGCACGCTACGCACGTTCCGACACCGGCTACGGTGCCGCAGATTATCGACCCGTGGAGCTTTACCGATGCGTAACGCCTTAACTACTTTCGCTGAGATTATTGGGGCCGCGGCGATCGTTTGCGGTATCGCTATGGTTTCGGTTCCGGTTGCTTTTATTAGTGGCGGCGTTTTGGTTATTGCCGGTTCTTATTTGGCGGCTACCCGATGAGTCTCTTCGTTAAGCGGGCCATGCCCGCACCGTTGCGGAATACCGGTTTCCTTGTCGGCAATAACTGGTCGGGCGAAAACGTTACGGAAGAAACCGCGTTAGAGGTTGCTGCGGTTCTGTCGTGCGTTTCTCTACTGGCCGATTCGGTAGCGGCGTTGCCGTTGCGCGCGGTCAGTCAGACCGGCGAACGTAATACACGTATCGAGACCCCTACGTTTTTAACTGACCCGGCGGAAACTGTTACGCAATACGAACTTATTCATATGGTCGTTTCGTCGCTGGCATTGCATGGCAACGCGTACTTATGGCTTGACTATGCAGGCGGTACCGGCGGGCTTCCTTCTCAGATTGTGCCGCTACATCCGGACAACGTAAACGTAACTATCGTAGGAAATTCGCGTACGTACACGGTTGCCGGTTCAGCGATTGACGCTAACCAGATTTTGCACCTGCGATGGTTTACACCGCCGCAAGCCGCTAAGGGTATTAGCCCGTTACATCAGCAGCGGAATACGATCGGGTCCGCGCTTGCCGTGGAACGCCACGTATCGCAATGGTACGGAGAAGGCGGTACACCGTCGTCTGTTCTAGAGGTAGACGGCGACATTACCGTCGAGGCCGCGAAGGTTTTACAAGCTACTTGGGAGACGCAGCACCGCCGCCGCCGCCGTCCCGCGGTACTTTCCGGTGGCGTTAAGTGGAAACCTATTAGCGCGTCCGCTGCCGATATGGAACTAAACGCGTCGCGAGAGTATGCAGTAGCAGAAATCGCGCGCATCTTCCGTATCCCGGCGCATATGATCGGCGCGAAATCAGCTAGCCAAACGTACACAAATAACGAACAGGCTGGTCTCAACTTTCTAACGTTCACTCTGTTGCCGTGGTTGCGTCGGATCGAAGCGGCGTTTTCTAACCTTATGCCTACGGCGCAGCGCGTCGAGTTTGATACGTCCGCGTTTCTTCGCGCCGATACGATTAACCGATATCGCGCGCATCAGCTCGGCATTACTTCCGGGTTTATTACGCCGAACGAAGCGCGCCACGTCGAGGGAATGGAACCGTATTTCCCCGGTGGCGACGCGTTCGTTATGGCGTTGCCGGGCGCACCTATGGCCGGTCCCGGTGGCAATCCCGATTTACCGCCGGTCGGCGTAGACGCAGACCCGCCCGAATAATGCCCGACGCTTTCCCGCCTACCGACGGAATGGTTACCGAAGCTGCACGCGGTTTAGCGTGGCGCAGCGAATACAACCGCGGCGGTACCGCTATCGGTATCGCTAGAGCGCGCGACATTGTTAACCGCAAAGATTTACCCGTAGCTACATGGCGACGGATTAAAGCCTATTTCGATAGGCACGAAGTAGATAAACGCGCAGAAGGGTTCAGTCCCGGCGAAGACGGTTACCCTTCTAATGGCCGTATCGCGTGGGCGTTATGGGGAGGCGACGCAGGCTATTCGCGTGCGCAGTCAATCGTAGAAACCGCTAACGAAACGAAAGCGTCAGCTATGGAAGATCAAAACGAAACCCGCGACGGCGAGGGTATGTACCCGCTTACGCCGCGTCAGCAGAAACAGTACGAAGACCTAGAAGCGGTTACCGAATTGTTCGGGCAGTTTAATACTGGCATCGGTGAGGCTGGCGCGCATTACGTGGACGCTGCCGCTAACCCGTTCGCTAGCGAAGGTTTGGTTTGTTCTAACTGTTCTTTTTATGAGGGTCCGCGCGCGTGCGAAATTGTCGCGGGCGATATTGACCCTATGGGCGTATGTAAGTTTTGGATTATCCCGGAAAGTTTAACGTCGGGCGTTACGCCGGTTGACGTAGAGACGGTGCAAGATATGACCGAAGAAACAGTTACGGAACCGGAACCGGTGCGCTATGCCGCCTATCCGGTAGAGGCTCGCCGTATTGCCGGGCGCGACGTGGAGTTTCGTACCGTAGAGGTAGGGACGCTAGAGGCTAGCGACGAAGACGACGAAGGTTTCGCGCGTTCGTTTACTGGTTACGCTGCCGTCTTTAATTCACCTAGCGAACCGTTGCCGTTTATCGAGACGATCGCACCCGGCGCGTTCAAACGTTCGCTGAATTCCGGTAAGGAAATTCGCGCATACGTAAACCATAATTCCGATATGCCACTAGCGACCACTAAAAACGGTTCGCTACAGCTCGCAGAGGATGAGCGCGGGCTACGCGTTAATATGACGCTACCCGACACTACCGCCGGGCGTGACCTTTCGGTACTTCTCCGCGAAGGCGTGGTTCACTCTATGAGCTTCGGTTTTACTGTCCCGAAATCCGGCGACGTTTGGAGCGCGGACGGTTCCGCGCGCACCCTTCGCGAGATTCGCCTGCACGAAGTCAGCGTAGTCAGCGGTCAGCCTGCCTACGCAGCGACGACCGGAGCAACCGTACGCACCGCCGACGATGCTACCGACACTCCCGAACCGGGACGGTCTGTAGATATCGCCCGACGGTATTTAGAACTAGCGCGAAAGCGTAAGTAACCAGCGACCCGAAAACCGCGCCCGGACGCTCAGCGCACCACCGCGGTTCTTCACTTGCTACCCCTACAAAAATCCAACTAAGGAAAGGACTCGAACTATGTCCGAGTTTATTAAGAACCTTAGCGAACAGCGCGCCCGCGCATGGGAGCAGGCTAAGGGTCTACTTGACCACGCCGCTACCGAAGCACGCGATCTGTCCGCCGAGGAATCAGAGCAGTTCGACCGCATTAACGCCGAACTTGATACCGCCGATGCGCGTATTAAGTCAATCATTGACGCGGAGCAGCGTAATCGCGATATCGAAGAAAGCCGCGCCCGTCTTGGCGTCCCGGCCGACCTCGGCGCAACCGTTACCGCTTCTGTTGAGAACAGCGACGAAGATACCGTTCGTTCACTTATGAATGGCGAAATTCGTAGCGCACGTTTCGAGAAGCGCGCTATTACGTCGTCGTCTTCGGGTGGTGCGGTTCCTACTTCTGTTTACGATCGCATCGTGGAACACCTCGTTCAGACGAACGTTGTGCGTAATGTCGCTACTGTCGTTACCACTAATTCAGGCGAGACGCTGAACGTTCCTACGTCTACCGCGTTTAGTACCGCTTCTATCGTTGGCGAAGCTGCGCAAGCTACCGCTTCTGATCCGACTCTGGCTACCCGCGCGCTCGGAGCTTACAAGTATACCGTACTTGTGCAGCTCTCTAACGAGCTTGCTACCGATGGTGCCGTAGACGTTGCAGGGTTCCTTGCACGTCAGGCCGGTACCGCTATCGGCGTGGCGACGCGTGGACATATGACCACGGGCGACGGATCGAGCAAGCCGACCGGTATCGTGACTAGCTCAACCGCTGGCAAGACCGGTGCGACTTCTGTCTCTGGTGCTTTCACCGGCGATAATCTGATCGACCTTCGCTATAGCGTTGGATCAGCGTACACGTCGCAACCCGGCTGCGGTTTCATGATGAATAATACCGCTATGGCCGCAGCTCGTAAGCTTAAGGGTACCGCGAACGATCACTACCTTTTCGCTCCGGGCATGAATGGCGACCCCGATCAGCTTCTCGGCTTCCCGGTGTACCTGAATGACTCAATGGCTAACCCGGCAGTTTCGGCTAAGTCAGTTTTGTTCGGACACTTTCCGAGCTACTACATCCGCGAGGCTAACGGTCTCGACGTCGCTGTCTCAGATGACTTCGCGTTCGACTACTCCGTTCGTACGTTCCGTGTGCAGCTCCGTACCGATGGTCTACTCATTGACCAGACCGGCGCGGTTAAGCATTTCGTCGGCGGCGCAAGCTGATCTAGCTTCGCCTTTTGGTTTGGTTTACGCCGGTCTGGTATCCCCTTCCCGGACCGGCGTAAACCGCCACCACCTATAAAGGAATTTTCTCTTATGCGTATTCGTATGCTTGCTGACATTTCGGGAACCATTGACGGCCAAGACTGGCCGCGTAAAGATAACGAATTCGACGTACCCGAAAACGTCGCAGCGGATCTATTCGCAAACGGTTTCGCGGAACCAGTAACCCGCAAGACGGCAAAGGTCGAGACGACCACCATTGACCCGGTTACCGAAACCGCCGCCGAACCGAAGCCGCGCGCACGTCGCGCCGCTAAGGAATAAACGCCGTGGCGTATCTCACTCCCGCACAGGTTCGTTCACGTATCCCGGCGTTATCTAATCAGACGACGTACACGGATACGGAACTAACTAACCTAGTGGCCGAGTTTGAAGATATCGCCGAACGGTATCTTCAAACCGCTTTTCAGACGCGGACCGCGACCGCTGAACAAACGGTACGCCCGAATAAATGGGTTCAGCTCGCGAACCGTCCGGTAGTTAGCGTCTCAGCGTTCAGCGTGGACGGCGTAGCCGGACTACTAACGGACCTAACTACGGAGAAGGCTACGGGCTTAATTTACGGTCCTGCATGGTATGGGGCGGACGTACTGACCGTGACATATACCTACGGTATCGCGACACCGCCGGAACCGTTGCTACGCGCTTGCGCGGAATACTGTCGGTCTGTTGCTTTCGCGGATCGTTCGGGACAATCTCGCGATGTTATCGCGCAAAGCTTCGACGGTTCTATGACTCGCTACTCGACCCCGGACTGGAATAGAGGCCGACCGACTGGATTCTTAGAGGTTGACCGACTGCTAAACAGTTTCCGCGAATACATCGCACCGGGTCTAGCGTGACCGCTACTACGTCTATCCGCTGGCAAGCCGCCGAACGCGTAGTATCTTTGCTACGCGCTGAGCCGCTACTAGCGAACGTCAGCGTAGAACCGGGCTGGCCCGGCGACCGAGTACCGCAAGCCGAACTTATATGGCTAGACGAAATCGACGGCACCGTAAATATTCCGGTAATGACCGGCGGACGTAAACAACGCGACGACATTTTTAACCTACCGCTACAAATTCGCGTACTCGGCTACGGAACACTCACCGACACTATGCAACGGCTAACGCAAATCGTCGCAACGATCGAAGACACGCTAGCTGATGACACTTCTCTAGCTGATCTCGACGGCGTTCTTTCCGCAGAAGTAACCGAAGAACGACAAACGTCCGCGATGTTTCCCGAAGGGCCTACCGGTTTCGCGGAAGTTGTCGTAACAGTTTCTACCCGCCTTTTATAAAGGAACGTAAACAATGCAGGTAACGAACACTACCGGCGTAGACC